TAACTGCTGAACCAGTAGCCGCTGAAGTAACTGAGCCAGTGTACGAACCGGAGCCAGTAGCAACTACTTTTAGATACTTGCCAGTGTCTGCGCTTACTAGCGTGTAAGTACTAGACGTAGCCGAACTGATATCTGTGTAAGTACCTCCGCTAGTATCTGCTCGCCTCCACTGATAGGTAACAGTAGCTCCTGAAGGTGTAAGTGCCCCTGCTGTCAGTACGTTTCCTACGGCTAGTGTTCCAGTGATAGCTCCAATAGCTGTGATAGCTTCGGTAACTGCTGAACCAGTAGCCGCTGAAGTAACTGAGCCAGTGTACGAACCGGAGCCAGTAGCAACTACTTTTAGATACTTGCCAGTGTCTGCGCTTACTAGCGTGTAAGTACTAGACGTAGCCGAACTAATATCTGTATAAGTACCTCCGCTAGTATCTGCTCGCCTCCACTGATAGGTAACAGTAGCTCCTGAAGGTGTAAGTGCCCCTGCTGTCAGCACGTTTCCTACCGCTAGTGTTCCGGTGATAGCTCCTATTGCTGTGATAGGTACTGTCCCATATGACGATACATAAGTCAGTGCGTGTGAGCGTTGGAAGTTCTTAGCGTTTTCTATTGTTGCGTCTGCGCCTACTGCGATGAATTCATGGTTGGTGTATGCGTTTGAAAATGACGCTTGCGCTGACCCATCTGCGCTGTTACTTCGACACCCTAGCATTAAATTAGCCGCAGGATTTAAGGCTGTCGCGTATGTTCCCGTTGCGACAACAGTCCCATCTATCAATATCGACAGATTTCCAGATGCATCGCGATGCATAATAACAGAATACCAAGTTGATGCAGATATAGCAGTAGGTATCGTTATTTGATTGGCTGTACCATTCAAGAAAAACGTAAATTTCCCAGCTGCAATTGCACCTAAATTTGCGGAATATTGTATAAATGCAGAGCTGGCACCGTTTTTGCATACTATAAAACCCGATGCTATAGCACTCCAATACCCAACAAACCCAAGAGCAAATTGCTCAGTGGTTATATTCGTCCCAGCACTAGGAGTCAGCACACGACCATAATCATCGGTACCGTCTAGCTTTTTGCACGCCTTGAGAGCATACCCACTGCCTAGTGGCGTTGCGCCGATGTACTGACCACCTGTGTCGTAGTGGGCTTGCATCATTAAATCCATCTCTGCTTTCGTTGGCATAGGGATACCTGTTGAGGCTACTATTTGCGACAAGTTTATGATGTGTGCTTTCTTGTTTGTCATAGTTTTGCCACTGGCAGTTGCGGCGTCAGGATAAAGCACCTGTAAACCAATTGTTAACGATGTTGCATTCGATGGTAATGTTGCCATAGTACCGACAAAATAATATGTATTAGCGGTAGGAGAGGCTATCGTACCAGTGGAATATATAGTGCTACTAAACCCATTGCGTATCAATACTGCCATACTACTAGCTGATCCACTATGCTTAAAATAACCACAAGCGTATAAAACATCACCAGTCGGCGCGGTACCTACTATTTTTTGTGTTCTGACAGTTAGGTTGGCACCACTACCAGTTGTTACAATTTCATTGCTAGACTGTACATTAGATGCATTTGAAGATGTCCACGCTTCGGAATTATCAAAGTTCCCCGTGCTGCCTAACAAATTAACCATAGACTTAATACGCGTATCAGTATTTAAAATCCCTGATAGCGCGGTACCTGCTGTGTTGTATAGCGTGGCGTTGTTACCTTTCTTTGCAAGGTCGCGAATTACAGTAGGCGTAACCAGTGTGCTAACGTCTAAGTGCATGACTACCCCTGCGGCATCGGCAAGCCTATCACCACTGCCCCGGCTTCCGTATATTGCAGGGTTGTTGAATAAAATCATCAGTCCACCTCCAACTCGTTTTCAAATGTCTCAATGATGCTCCTAACTCTTAAAACTAATTCGCGCAATAAACAACGCTCGTGCGAAGACAACTCATCGCCAGAGCGTTTTAGTATTTGGTTAATATCTAATTCACAAGCTTCCAAACATTCGATAAAAGGTCGGTATATCTCTTCAAGTTCGTCGTGGTACTCTTCCTGAAGCTCATCTCCGCTATAATCGAATGCTGTCATCCTGTAAGTATCTCCTTTAAGTCCACTATGCGAGTAGACACATTTTGTTTATTCTGTATCTTGCCGTAAACATACTCGTCCACAGAGTTTGCAGTTATCAGATAGATGTTGGTGACCATTTGCTTTTGTCCATTACGCCATAGCCGATACAATGCTTGTTGCTTCTCCGTAAAACTAAACGACAACGAGTAGAATATCGCCACAGTGCCACGTGTCAGCGTCAGTCCAGTACCTGCAACCTTTGTCTGGCATATCAAACAATCAATCAAACCATTCTGGAAATCAGATACTAATGATTTTCTCATTTCTGGCGACGTTTGTCCATACATGCATTGTGCTTTTAGCCCTGCCTCCTGAGCGAATTGTTGCAGGAAAACTACCTCAGCGGTAAATTGGCAAAACACTACAAAACTCTCGCCTCTATCCCGAAGCTCATGACATAAAGCAATAAACGCCTCTACCTTCGCCGTGTTGCCGTATGCCCACTCCTCAACCTCGTTGTTGACTACGGGCACAAAACCACCCAGGAACCGCCGAAGGTGTATCAGTGTAGTAAGTGCCGCCGCTTGGTTGCCTTCCCTCGCCAGGTTAAAGCCACTCACTCGCAAATCATCGTAGTTGTTCTTGTCGTCTGATTTCATCGCGATAGGCATGACAACGTGCCGACAAGGTGGCATATCAACCACCTCGTCAAGAATCACTCGGTAACTGCATGAGTGCAATAGGCTAGTTAACTCACTGAGATTCTTATAACCTGTTATCTGTGGGTATGCTCTACCCTTACCCATCATCTGCTTAATCTCTGCATACCTTGCCCGGAACGCGAAGAAAGGCTTGTTGATTATTCGCTGGTCAATAAACCGGAGCACTGACCACAGGTTGAGTGGCGTGTTCTGTATAGGCGTTCCCGTCAAACCAATTCGATAAGGTGTTTTATCGCCTAAACAATGCATTGCGATAGATTGATTAGACTCTGGCGTTCCCAGCACGTGAACTTCGTCTGCAATAACAAGGTCAGGAGAGTACACGCTTATCCACTCTTGCGGTGTCACTTGCTTCTTCTTGCCAACCTTCTTGGATGCCCAAACACTTTCATAGTTAACTAGCACAAAACCACGGTCAGGAAGGTTGTCATGCCGATGGGTTGACTTATAATTTTTAATATTAACTACACTCGGACACTCGGCATTCACAAAGGAAGCGTACCAGAAGGCTATTTCCCGTTCCCATACGGACAAAACACTATTAGGACACACAATAAGCACCCTATTGATTTTACCTTCGCTCAAGAGCCTGTGAGCCACTGATATGGAGGTCAATGTCTTACCAGTACCCATATCCATAGTAAGCAGTGCACCGCTACCCTTGCCGAATTGGGATAAGACATAGTTAACACCTGCAAGCTGATAGTCGGCTAGTTTATAGGCTTGCCTTTTATTCAATGCGTCCTCCATGGTTGTAAGCTCCATTCGCTTTAAGATACATTTCAATTGCCTTGTCCACGTGCTCACCTTTACTACCTAAGTTGTTAAACACATACTCGTCAAGCGTGTCTGCGGTGTCTTGCCGAATCAATACATTAATTCTGTACATCTCAATAGACTTTTTCTTAGACCTATTCTTATTTTTTTCCATCGTCTAACCTCCTAAAATATAGTAAAATCCTCTTTTACTAAGTTACTAATTGTTACTGTCTCTCCGAACACTTTCGATAACATGCTATTTGCAGCTTGCGGCGAAGCTAGGATAGGCGTATAAAGCTCTCTTCTAGCTACGTGGTACGCTAAATCTTTCGTGTACTCACTGCAAGCAGGTTGCATGTCAATGTCCATACATGTTACCGTCCGCAAGTGGCGCATGCTCTTGTTCTGCGCTTCGTACACATACCGAAGTGTAAGCTCAACTCGTTTAGGCATCTTGCCACTAAACGCCTTCATGTAGGCTTCAAACACCTCTGAGGATATTAATCTACCCCCAGCGGTGACTTGATAGTTGTTGAGCGTGTTAAACACCTTTAAAGCGATTCTCTCATCGGCATATTCCGATAGTAAGTATTCCATATACTCGTGCTTACTACCCTTAAAACCCATATATGCCGATACTAACTTATCAGTCAGACTTTTTATTCTGCTTCACCTCCTCTCGTAATGCCGAACTATTAAACTAATCTCTTCAACCGATGGTTCCATTGTGTCCTCTACAGTTTTCCAGTAGTTCGGATCGACTCCTTCTTTTACAAGCCAATCCAACACATCTTGATTCCTTTTGCCGATGTTATCACTTCTTAATTCCATCTCTTTTTTAAAAGCTATAAGATTATCAAGCACTTTTGATAATTCATACTTTTTGGGAAGGTCAAAATAAATATCAAATTCAATATTCATATCGTCTAATGCCGTGGCATACCAACCATAAAAACTATCTACATTTTCAGCTTTTTCTATCGGAGAATTAAAAGTAAACCTTGCGTTCTCCACCCAATAACTTTTTTGTTTTTCACATTCATCTTGTACCCAGCCAGTCCATATGAAGCTTTTATTCATATTTTCAACCCCTTTTCTACTTGATAGCCGAATGAAAATCAGCTTCATTTCAAACCCTCCATATTCCGAAAGGTGTAAAAGGAAGGTGACTGGCTCACCCTCACAATGGATTAACTTCTAACACATCATCCCAATCACAAGATGTCCAATCATCTTCCCAAAACATATGATTCACATTGTTATTAACTAATTCAATAGTTCGGTCAATTTCTTCTCTTGTCCTATGCTCAGCATGCAATAATTCACTCAATTCTCTGGAAGCTAAATACTCTTCGCTTGCTTCCCAAGTAATTGTAAACTCATTACCTTCTTCATCCCTTGCTTTCGCCTCAAAAAATGTTTCGAGTTCTTCTAATGGAGTCCCTGCAATTACTGGTTCTTGAATTATTGTGTACTTCTTCCCGTTAAATTTAACATCCCATTCTGTGTAACTCATACTCATCCACCCCTTCAATTTTTTAACCCTTCATTTCAAACCCCCATATGCCGAATCTCTCCGCTGGACTTTACCGGTCTTAACTCATTGATAACAAACAAATACTTTTTCATAACAACCTCCGCTCTAAATTTATACTCAGTGATAAAACTCTGTTGTCTTTTTCCCTATACTCTTTGACGAATCTAAGAGCCTCTTTATATGTTTCGCATACCTTCAACACTACACAATCAAAACCGTAACCATAATCACCTATGACCTCGTACACCTTGATTTCATTGTTAGGTTGATACCCCTCTGGTCTACTCATACCTGCCTACTGATTCCCACTCGTCATCATAATCGATACTGTTAAACGCTGAACATAACGGACAAGCCGAACCACCTTCACCAATTTCTTCACCGCAGCACTTACAAATTTCTTCATCATATTCTTCCATACTTACCCCTCCATACGAGGCGAATTAAATCGCCTCGTTTAGTCCTTTATTGCCTTGCTTATTTACCCTGTGCGAACCGTACTTGTCCCGAATACTATCAAGGTTCCCCTTGCTACCCTTGTGCTTAGGTTGATACCCCTCTGGGTACCAGTACCACGCCTTTTTAGTACCGCCGAATCTCAAGCCTACTTCTTTAAACTGTTCCTTGAACGGCTTCGTGTCGCCACTAACCCACAACCACGCACCACAAATTTCTATAGAAACCGTCAATGGCAGGTTTAGCCGAAATAATTGAGTTAAAATAGATTCAAAAGCTTCTGTATCAAAGCTTCTAGTCTCAGTGTAACTAGTGTCTCCAGCTCGCCTCTTCTCCTCTTTCTCATACCTGGCGTTCTGAAAATAACTATCCTCTAGTTGCTCATACTGGTTATTGATAACCTTCATCGTTTCAGCGTCACCACCTAAATCAGGATGAAACTTTTTGCATAGTTCCAGATACTTCTTTCTTATTTCATCCCTGCCATTCACGTGTTTAAAATAATTGATTCTGTTCATATTGGTTCCCTCCACTTTTTTACTTGTATTCACTGCTTCTCGTACCCATTCCGAAGGGGTAAAAGAAGAAGGGAATAACCCTTCTACCCACATATCATGAAGTCATCTAGAAAATACTCAGTTCCGTTGTAGGTGAATACTGGATATAAAGTATCTGTTTCGTCCTCTAAGTCATTCGCACGTTCTGGATTCTCTTTATACTCAACTTCACATTCCTCTGGATAACAATATTCAGTGCCATTATGCATGCATACAACTATCGTGTCCGAATAGTCATCCATTGTGACAATTGCAAGCCCACTAGTGTTAGTCAAGCCCATTACGCCTACAGGTACCGTTACATCATTGTTTAAATCCATCATTAAAGCCGTGATATACGTTGTATTCATCATAGTTGTTTCTCCTCTTCTTCATCATCTAAATCTTCTTCTTCATCGTCTAAATACTCAACGTCTATCGGATATTCCCACTCACAAGCATTTTCCAAACTTTCAGCATCATTCATATTGACTCCATCCAATGACTTCAAATACTCAATTCGTTGACAATCTTCACAATCACAATCTTCTTCACACTTGCTATACTCAACTAAGTTGTACAATTCGCAACTTGCGTCGTAATTTCCAGTAGTTTCCCACGTCAATTTTACTGGTTTTCCTTCTGGCGATAGTGCAAGCGCATAAAATCTGATTTCACCTTTCGTACCGTAATTGTCATAATATGGTTGTTCGGTCAAGGTGAAAGTTACTCCGTGAATTCTTGCAGTGCCATGATTTTCCATAATAAAAACCCCTTTGATATAATTTTGTAGTGCTATACTGCTACTTCAAGAAAAACTACTCCATCCCAATAGATATCATTTCCTTTTTTACCGAAGTGTAATGATACTTTTTTACCAGTACCAGAAGCTTTTTTTAAGTCTTTAATGTCCGTACGTTTAGGCGAAGTTAAATGCTTAAAAGTGCGTTCGTCTATTTCTTCTAGCTCTGATATTATGTAATCTAAATTGTTAAATTCTTTCAGTTGCGAAATAAATAACTTTTTTGTACGGTCAAAACCCCATAAGTCGAAGGTACCCCAATAATATTTTTTCATTTGTCAACCTCCAACTCTTTGATTAATGCAACATATTGTGCGTTGATAACTCTTAAAGTTTGGCGGTTAAAATGCTCCGTTAAATAAAACTCAATAAGTCTATCTTTTGCGTGCACAATTGTAGTTACTCCTTTAAAATAATTGACCATAATAAAAAACCCCCTAAGTTAATTAATTTGATGCGTTGTGTTGTACGCTTGCTATGTATACATCATAACGCTTGATAATGTTAATGTCAACAACTATTTTATTTTTTTTGTTTGATTATTTTTTGTGGTGCCGATGAGTTGAATTTTAGAAAAACTATTATTGGAAGAAAGGCGTTTGGTGTTATGTTGATTGGGTTTGGTGGCTGGAGAATTGGCAAGAAATGTAGTTGTAATATTTTACATTTTGTTAGGATGTAACTGCGCGATATTGGATTGTTGGGATGATATGGGTAAATGTAATAATGCCATATATTAGTTGTGGGAAAAATTAGGCGAATTTTTATTATTGTCACAAGATTTTTTTTGGTTGTGCGCAAGGGTTTCCGGAACTGGAAATTGTATTCTCCAATTGGCTCCATGGGAAAATTTTCCATCGTCAAAGTGTTGCAGCGCAACGGTTTGGTACTGGAAACTGCTGGGAGAATTTTGTATCCGATTGAAAAGATACAAAACCAACTTTTTACCTTAACATAATAATGGCGGGGACGTGGCTGATTGGAGGTGTGACGACATAATATTGCGGAAGTTAAAAATAATTTCCAGCTGATTTTTTTTTCCGGAAAATATATACCCCATTTTTATAAAAAAAAAAGTTGCAAGTAGGTCTCCCTTACGAGGATTTTAAAAAATTATCCGGAACCTCCGAATACAAAAGTAGTATCTTCTTAATATGCATGTTTGTATCTTTTTGTATCCATTCCGTAACTTTTTGTTACATAACGCATTTTTAACGATTACAAATCAGCTAACCTAGCTTATACCAATGCTTTCAAGGTTTGGGCAGTTTGGATACAGTTTTTTTCTTTTTCCAGTTTTCCCATCGGCATCCTTCTATTTTTTCCATCGGCATCTTATGCAAGCACCAGCACGCGGGCAGGCAACCCGCTCATACCAGTGTGTTGTCCCTCTTTTTTTATTTTTTTTCGAAAATTTAAAATTGCAACAAATAACTATTTTGTCTAATTTCACATAATATTTGCGGTCTCAATTCGGCTTCTCTAGCCACCTACCCCCACCCCTACACCCACCCCCACCCCCACCGGGGTAGGAGGCTTTTGGGCACCCGCCAACTTTTCCGGCTCAAGGTGATATATATCGCCACAACATCACCACCCCGCTCGACCCTCCCCACCAAATCACCCGACCCACGCCACCCCAAAATCGCCACCTACCCACCTCTCTGCCTCGCCACTAAACGAAAGAACCACCGCACTAGCCCAAATACCTCCAGCCCAGAACCACTCAACCTTGACCCTCCTAGCCGCCTCACCGCACTACCGCCCTTCAAGCCTTTGAACTACCGCCCTTGTACTTGCCCTTGCCCTACCGCCCTTCAAAACCAGTCACTACCTTCGGCATAGGCACCGCCCTATGCAAGCAGTCACCGCCAGTCAGTTAGCGACCGACATTAATGTCGCCAGCAAGCCCCACCAGCAAACAGGCACCCCCATCATCTCCTTTTCGCCGCTCCAAAAAATTTCCCAAATTTTCTTGACTCATGCACTCAACATCAACGAGAAGGTATTTAACTCCTTCATCACACGCTCAAATATACTTAGCCGAATAATTTAACCTCTCAACTCAACCACCCCTTTAAAACGCCTTTAAACGCCCTTGTCGTTAATCTCTTGAATTTAAGCCCTTGAACTACCGCACTACCAAACCAGTCACTACCTTCGGCATAAGGGCACCGCCCTTGACCTTGACCTTCAAGCCTTTGAACTACCGCCCTACCCAATCCCTACCGCCCTTGCACTACCGCCCTTGACCCACCCCACTCCCTTACCTTCGGCAGAGTCAGAAAGAGCCTTCCAATTTCGACCAAAAAGATATATAATACAGGATATATGCATTACAAAAACTACAGCGACAGGAGCCTGAGCGGATGGCGAAGCGGATGTTTAGCGAGGAAGAGGTTTTAAGTCTTTTGAGGGTTACGAAAGAGCAAGCGAGAGCGGCGATAAGAGAGGACAGGTTGATTACTAGCAGGGAGGAGGTCGCACGAATCCTTTCGACCTCGGTCAGCAACATCTGGAACTTAATCCAGAGGGGGGAGTTAGTATCTGAGTCGAGCAGTCCGTATGCGAGACTAGCGTTTAGGGAGTCGTATTTGATGGAGGTAGCGGAGAGGAGGCAAGCAGGGGTAGGGAGTAATGACGAGTGTTCATTGCAGGTATATTTACCGAGGGGGTATTTTCCTGAGATGCATCGGCTGAGTTGGGTAGATTACTGTGACAGTAAGGGAATCAGGGTAAGTGAGGAGTACAGCCCGAACGAGATGGGATATTGTTTTTCCATCGGCTTCAACGCGTACGGGTGGATACCGCACAGGATATTCTGCAAAATTTTCAAGCCAAAGAACGCGCATGTTTCGTTGGAAGAATGCTAGATTTTAGTGATTAACATAAATCGGAGTCCCTAAATACGAGACAGCCAGATTCTTGAGCTGTCTTTTTTTATTAGCGAGTACATCATCCTTCGGAGGGTTCACTTACTCGACTCTTCAACCTTCGGTCAAAGCAGTCTCGACGTGCACATGTATCTCAAACTACCTCAAAGCTAAGTCAGTAATTATTATTTTTTTTGAATTTAGGTCTTGACTAACAAAAACAAAAGCGCAAATGAGATCATATACAGAGGGCGATTTTGGAAACTCAGCTTATAGCAATGCTTTGCGGATTTTGCATGTGTCATAGCTGGTGACACAAGCACGTGTCATAGCTGGTGACACAAGCACGTGTTATTGTCAACCCAAAAATAAATGTAAACCAATTTTAAAATTTGACACATGTATGCATCATTTCATGAACAAATAAGTTCACAAAATGAAGCAGACACGTGTCAAATCAGGTTAACAATTTAATGTTTTAAGAATTATAAAATAGTTGTTGACGCAACCAGCGAAATGAATTATTATATTATTTATCTGAACTTATAATTTCACAGGAGGCAACAAGAATGGCACAAAGAAACCCAAAGTTGACCAACAAAAATTTTGTACAGCACTACAGAGACACATATGTAGAAATGCGATGGTTAGCCCGTGAGAGCGTAATTGCACATGATGTATTTCTTTTTATCCTTGAGAAGATGGATAAAAAGAATGCGTTAGTATGTTCGGCTGCTGTATTTGAAGATTATTTCGGCAAAAGCAGGTCGAGTATTTACAGAGCAATTAAACTTCTTTACGATAATGGGTTTGTGAACATAGTAAAATCCAACACAACTAATGTGTATATTGCCAACCCAAAAGTTGTATGGACATCATGGGATGATGGCAAGCAGTATGCACAATTTGATGCAGTTACTTTAATAAGCTATCGAGAAAACAAAGATTATGACTCGGAAAGCCAGTTTAAGAAATTTTCAACCATTCGGCAGAGGCATAATATTTGTGAAAGTGCTTGGGATGAAAAAAGGATTAATGGAGTTTTGACTTTAGTTAAAAAGGGGAAGTAGTGAGTGATTAGTTTAAATGGTGGTGTTAGGCTGAGCAGGGAGGGTATTTTACGTATTTCGAAATTGCACCAAAAAGACTTGTGGGCGCCATGTATTTTGATGTATATCATCGCGCATGCTGACAGAGAAAACAGGTTTTATAGGCGAGAAAAGAAAGCATTCGAAGTATTTGCAGAGTATATTGGGCGTTGCAGGATGACTGTATATAGGTCAATAAGAATATTGTTGGATGAAGGATTAATAGAATCAGATAACGACAACCGTGACAGGTGGTACACAGTAAGTGAGTCATTGTTAATAAAGCCGAATCCAACTAAAAGGAGTCCAACCAAATGAGTGAGATACCGGGGCCATACAAAGTAGCTACAAGGAAAGCGTTATTAAACAGGTGTTATGACGAGCACGACTTAGTGGGGTATGTGTGTATCTATAACAGACCGTACCCTACATTTCCACTGTCGCCTTTCTTACTCAAGCGATATCGCCACCCGATGGATTCAAAGAGTACGCAGAAAGCGATTGAGCATCAATTCGGCAAGGGTTATTCAGTCATGTTTTTCATCGGCATCAAGGGAGCCTACATAGCGTTCACGAAGTGGAAGCAGTATTTATCGGACAAGTATCAAGTACCGTTTTACAAAGTACCTACAAGCGTACCGTTGCTCAGCCCTGAAGATGTTAAGTGGTTAGTGGACAAGTTTAACGGCAAGCATATATTAGCATCGCACACGGTTGAAGAATTAAGTTAAAAACATATTGACCATCGGCACAGTAGCATAGTAGAATGCATTTGCAGGGCGAGGGGAATACAGTTTAGTGTGGATTAAAACAAATATAATAAATGTATCGATTATATAATTTTAAGAAGAAGGGAACGTTTAGGCGTTCAATTCCCATAAAACTATCTTCAGTCACTATGACTGTATGACCTATGCTACTGCTTAAATTAAACACTTGTGGTGGTTGGTGTTTGAAGATGGATGAGAGCAAAAGCGAAGTTGTTCTCGGTTGGGCAACGGCGGAAGTACCTCTCTGCCCATCTTCAAGCACTAATAGAATCAAGTTTCCATCAGTACAAGGTTGGTGTTTGAGGAAGGGTGTCAGCGACTGCGGAAAAGTCCTAGGAAAGTTCTCCAAAAGCTGTTCTCTTCCTCAAGCACCAACCACGCTTGAGTTGAATGCGTTGCCAACGTGTAATAAAATTGGAATGTGTCTAGCCTGGACATTCCATTGAAAAGTCTACAAACCTCTGTCTGATGGTCAGAATCCCTTATTGCTTCGATGCGGTAGGGGATTTTGGCTTTTGTTTTGATTTCTCAGCGAATTAGTATTATAATTGGGTTACGTTTTGGAGTTTTGGATGTTTCTCTGAGCGTGCCACTTTCTTCAATTGATTTTTATTGCGTAGGAATTCCCCCAGCTACGGGGGTTTTTCTATGTTTACTCTCGGCTTGACTGGCGAGCATACAAAATGTTATATTAACTCGGACTCCTTGAATAGGATATGAAGGTGCAATATCCCCTTTGCCCGGCGAAAACGCTTTGGGCATTTTTTTTATTGTTTTTAACTTCGGATGTTCTATTTTTAAATGAAAAGTGTTAGACTATCGTAGGCAACAAAATTCAGATTGGACAGGAGATTTATCAATGGAAAATGTTAAGGAGCGAAAGTGTAGCTGCAAGAAGTTAACGGAGGAGAGAAGACTAGAGTTAATTGAGGTTATCAAGAGTATCGGCGACAGGGTACTTACTATTGAGGACATCGGCAATGACGAAGGTTGTGGAATTAAGCTCGGCATCAAAGGTTTTTCAGATGAAGAGTGGGATGCGATTTATTACGTGTTTAAAAACGACCAGTTAGACGAAGACGATTTAGAAATTGAAAGCCGGACATTTATAAACGCGATGACAAACTTCGCCACGCGCGCCATCGCTTGCAGGGTTGACGATATATTTAAGAAGCTTGAAGACGGCACTGATGATTATGACGCGGTGAACACTATGCGTCATTTATTACAAATACTTGCGTATGCAAACATCAGGTGTATGTTATTCGGCGGTGAGCGTGTCAAAGCAATGAAGATGATATCGCCAAAGTCTGCGGATAAGATTATGGCAAAGATAATGTTTGATTTTAGATTAACGATGCCTATCCATATCACGATGAGTAGACAAGTAAATATTTTACCATCGCAACCGCACGAGCAGTTTTTGTTCAACACGATTGTTGCATGCTTAGGACATGGGTTAGAAGTTATTTGGAAGGTGAAGGATAGGGATGTGAAAGATTTACTAGAATTTTTAACGGCGCATATGTTAGTTTCGTTTGCGAATATGTTTACAGAGTTTGAGTGCAAGTCTGATGTAGCGTTATCAAATGATAACAAGGTGAAGACTACATTAGTGAGTGTTATAGAGGATGGTCAGAAGCGGCGAGAAGAAAACGATAAGAAGAAGGAAAAGGGTAAGTATAAAGGTGACGGAGTACCTAGTGTGAAAGAGCTGATTGAAAAGGGTGAGAAGTGTAAGGGAGTAGACCCTAAGATGGATAAGGTAATAGACCAGGTGATTAAATTTCTACGTGAGAGAGAAGGGGAAGTATAAATGACAGAGGACAGTTGTAAAGAGGCTATGGACGAGGTTGAGGTTTTATCCAAAGAAGAAAGAGAAAAGTTAATTGAGGTTGTAAAGGGTATAGGCGACAGAGTATTTAGCATAGATGATGCTGGCAGTCATGGTAAGAGTTTTGTGGTAGAGTTAAACCTTAAACCATTCACAAATAAAGAATGGCGTGCTATAACTGAATTAATTGAGGACAATAACGCGATTGACTATCGGCTAAACGGTTCAAACAGAGACTTACCCATCGGCGAAAGAAAGTTTTTGCACAGCTCGCCACGGTATACAACGCTTGAAAAGCAATACTGGGGTTGTATGATTATGATGGATAAACTAGACGCTGACGCTGATGATTCGTTAAAAGACGTTGTTGGCTTACTGCAAATATTAATCTATGCGTTTGTAAGGTGTCAGCTATTTGGCACTGCTAGAATCAACAACTTAATGGATATGGATGCTAAGGAAGCCAACCATACTTTGAATCTAATCATGGGTTGTTTTATGGGAGCAGTGAGAACCGATAGTGTCATGAGTCCTCAAATGGTGTTTAGCGACGACGAGGTACACGAGAAGTTTTTGTTTAAGGTTTTAATTGCAATTAACACTCAACTACCAAAAGCAATTGAGCGGATGCCAAAGAAGCACGAAATCAAGCTACGCAGTTTATTAGCACACACGCTAATCATGTTTGTTATTATGTTTGACGAATACTCGATAGAAACACCGGACACCGTAACCGAAAACAATGATATGTATATCCAAGTAGGCGCAATGCTTGTTGGTCTAAGAGACATGGATGACCCTGACCCTGACCTTGGCTCTGAGTATTGTTGTGAAAGATGCAGTGAAGAAAGTATCAGGTCTTCATCGGCTAAAAAAGTGATTGAATCAGGTGAGAAGTGTAAGGGTTTTAGCCCTGAATTTGACAAATTGATTGATGCTATCATCGGCTCTATTAAAGAAAAAGAAGGCATTAAATAATCTAGCATCACCAATAACCTATCAGTGAAAACAAAATAACGCGAGGCAAGCCAAAGAAACAGCCACTCAAAACAGTGGTTGTTTTTTTTAGTATACTAAATACAAAGGAGGTGCATGTATACATGTATACCGACAAGCAGAAACGCAAGGTAGTTGACTATTTCGACGCTGTAATGTCTGGCGAAGTAAAAGACCAGCACATTGTTGTGACCCGAAACTTAGCCGGCGACTCTGTAGCTGAGATTATTGAAACAGTTGCGGCAGTAAGAGACAGGAACAACGCCGCCAAAAGCCTAGCTGATATTTATAGCTTAGTTGACTCTAGCCAGACTATCAATGTTACAACCAACAGCCGCGATGAACTGCACAGCACGCTATTAGCGGCACGCGAGGCGGTCAAGAATGCGCGAAATACTGAGCCCGAATGATATCCCTGAAAATATGTTATCACTTTATGACGAATACCTCTTAGCCGAAATGCGCGAGCTATGCAAGGACTCTCTCCTTGCGTTCCAGACTACGTTCTGGAACGTGTTGGAGCCTACAACCGTCTACAAGGATAACTGGCACATACATTACATGATAGAACACCTTGAAGCAGTGGAGTGTGGACAGATTAAACGCCTACTGCTCAACCTACCGCCTAGAAATATGAAAAGTATTTTAACTTCGGTCATGTTCGGTGCGTGGCTTTGGGCGCGGAAACCTGAGTGGCGTATGCTGTCCTTCTCTTACGCCGATGCCTTATCGAAGAAGTTCAACATAGACAGGCGTAATATCCTCACAAGCTCACTTTATCGGCAGTTATTCCCCCACGTTATCCTTTCGGCTGATATGAACACGCAGAAGCGTATCGACAACACCCGAACAGGCATGATGTTAGCAAGCCCAATGCCAGGTACTGCAACAGGACTCGGTGGTGACCTTCTAATCGTAGATGACCCTCACGACCCCAAGGGCGCGGAGTCAGATTTACAGCGACAAACTACCGTAGATTACTTTCGAACAACCTTGCAGAGCCGTTTAAATGACCAGTCGACAGGTCGAATAGTAGTCGTCATGCAAAGGCTTCACGAGATGGACGTATCGGGCTTGTGTATTGACCTCGGCGATTACGTCCACGTGAAGTTGCCATCAGAAGAACGGGAAGACAGGACGCTTATATTCCCGATGTCAAAGCGCACTATACACCGCAAGCGTTTTGACATCTTGTGGGAGGAGCACCAAAGCAAAAGCGAGTTAGAGTCATTAGAAAAGACAATGGGCGACTATGCGTATGCTGGTCAGTATCTCCAGGAGCCAGCACCGCCGGACGGAGGATTAGTTAAGGAAGAGTGGTGGCAGTGGTATTCGGGCGTAGTACCGGAGCCTATTACACGCTACTGTGTTTCGGTCGATGCGGCATTTAAAAAGTCTGACACTTCGGACTATGTGGTCATTATGAGACTCGGTATAGCGCATTCAGGCAATATGTACATCCTTGACATGACTCGGCAAAGGATGACCTTCTTAGAAACGTGTGACGCAATCATGGCAATGAGAAAGCCTAGAGACATTATTTACATAGAGGAGAAAGCCAACGGAGCGGCGATTATAGACACGCTGCGCACCAAAAAGAAGATTACAGGCATTATTCCCGTCATCCCGAAGGAAAGCAAGATAGCGAGGCTACAAGCGGTCACTCCGTGGATTGAATCAGGAGCGGTATATCTGCCTCAGTACGCCGCATGGAAAGAAGTTTTCCTCAAGGAGTTTAAAATGTTTCCCAATGGTCAGACAGATGACATCGTAGATGCTCTCAGCCAGGCTATTTGGAAGATTAAATATATGCAACCTGCGGAAGGCAAGCGACCTAGAGTTGATACAGTTCGCACCTTCGGCAAAGAAGATGTTGAGACACAGGACGCATGGGAAAAAGAGATATTTAGTCTATGCGCCGGAGAGTTCACGGGGTGAGTTTATGTGGGAAGTTTATTGTAGTACAATATTAGTCATTATGTTTTTGATAGGAGGTTATGTTTTTGAATCTACTAGAAAAAGTTCTGAACAAGTTCCCTCGAAAGAGTCAGAAGACGAAATCAAAAAGCTCAAAGCCCAGCTCAAAGAAGCCGAAATCAAGCTCTCAGTCTACGAAAAAGTCCACAGGTAAGAAGTGTTAGCAAACTATGGAGGTGTGCAGGTGGATATGCTATCGGGTTTAATCACTAGTGTTTTATTGCTTTTAATCGCTACAACCTGCGTATCAATCGCAATTGCAATGACATTTATTTTAAGGATACTTCAAGGCATCGCAAAAAAGGACGGAGTAAACCTATCTATCCTTCCTAAAATGAGTAAGACATCGGACTCCGTAGTTGACGACGGAAAAGAATCTGAAGCACTAAACGCACTATCGCAATTGCTATCCTATGATGAAAAAATGGGAGACAGAAAACTATGATTGAAGGACTCAAGGAAGGTGTGAAGGCGGTTGTAAGGGGGTTAAAGACTCAGCTTCCCGAAACTACCGCATGGCAAGAGTATCAAGCAGGTATTGAGTATAACAATCGCATCGGTGCTTATACTAATATCGACAAGAACTATCGTTTTTATGTCGGCAAGCATTGGGAAGGTTTGAACGCTAATGGTCTGCCAACGCCAGTGTTTAACTTCCTTCGGCGTGTCGTAGACTTTGACGTATCAAGCATAGCCTCAGAGCCTGTCACTATGCGATACACCGCATGGAACGACGAGAACGACCCATTTATCGATGCACTAAACGGGCACGCAAGGAACCGATGGGAATCGTTGAAGATGGACATGATGCTTAGGGAATCGCTCAGGGAAGCGGCTGTCAGTGGTTCGGCAGTAGCCTATACCTACTGGGATGCTGAGCAAGAAGTTGGTTCTTCCGGTGGGGTTGCACCCGTAGTTGACGACGAAGGTATTCCCAAGTATCACGAAGACGGAACCATGATGGAGGAGCCAGTTGAGATTGAAGGCGATTTTTGCACAGTGCTATTGCCTATCACTCATCTATTCCTCGCAGACCCTCAGTGTTCTGACATCAACCGAAATGGTAAACCAGTACAGGATTATGTCCTTTTAACTGGTCGAACATCGGCTATGGCATTAATCGACGAAGCTAAGGAGTATGGCGGCGAGCCTGACAAAATCAGTCCTGATGATGATTATATCTATTCGGCAGGAGACACGTCCAAGGTTGAGTTAACTACAGCACGTAAAGCAACCTACATCAATCGGTTCTGGTATGACAAGAAAACAAGGACTATCTGGAACGCTAAGTATACCCGTTCTGCGCTGGTCAGGAAACCGTACGACACAGGGTTAAAGCTATATCCAGTCAGTTTATTAAACTGGATTCCCAAGAAGGGCACTTATCACGGTGCTAGTCCGATAGAAGAGATGATACCTAACCAGATTGTCGTGAATAAGTTACACGCAATTATGAGCCGCTGGACGATGGATAGCGCATTTGGAAAGATTGCCTACGACTCTAGCCGCATTGCAAACTGGACTAACAAGGTCGGTGTAGCTATCAAAGTAGATGGCAGTCTCGACAACGCAGTTCAGCAAATCTTGCCAGCTCAGATTAACCCAATCGTAGTACAGCTATTTGACCGCACCATTGACCGCTCGTTCGAGGTTATGGGCGTTAACGATGTTATTCTCGGTAATATCCGACCAGAGAACGCCGCCGCTATTATAGCCATACAGCAAAGCTCAGCAGTGCCACTAGAGAACACAAAAGCGGCGTACTACCAGTTCATTGAGGACATCGGCAGTATTTGGCTAGACTTCATGACATCCAAGTATGACATCCCTAGACCTATTAATTATGTCAAGGACAACAACCCTCAAGCCGATATGCTCAACATGATGGACAAGCCTAAAGATACCAGAGTCAAGATTGATGTTGGAGCCTCTAGCCACTGGTCACAGCTTGCTTCGGTTCAGACTTTGGACAACCTACTGCATGCAGGGTACATCACGCTAGAGCAGTACTTAGAGCGTGTTCCTACTGGGTATGTGCCTAAACAAGAGCAGCTCAAGAAAGAGATTAAAGACAATCCACCTCCTGCGGTAGCTCAGCAGATGATACAAGCAGCACAGGCAGCGCAAGCAGCCAACCCACAAGCACCAGCCGCACCACCTGAAGGAATGCCTCAAGGTATGCCGCCAGAGATGGCACCGCCAGAAGCAGGGCAAGAAGCACCGCCACAAGCACCACCTGAAGACATGATTATGGAGTTTTACAACAGCTTGCCGCCGGAGCTTCAAGGTAGGATTCAAGAATTGCCAGTTGAAGAACAAGCACAAGCATTATCAGAGATGTTTGCAGGGCATCAAAATATAGTGTAAACTAAATTTGTAAATGGAGGCGTAGCATGGAAGATGTGCTAACACAAAGCGGAGACTTGACCGCTATAACAAACGATGGAGAACAAAGTGTAACTCAATTTACCGGTGACATCGACGATACAGATGGTCAGAATCCTTCGGATTCACTCACTGATGGGCAGGTAAACCCAGATACCACAGATTCATTCGAACAAAATCCCCAAGAAACACCTGAAGTGCCAGAAGTGCCGGAACAAAAGTATTTCACGCAGGACGAGCTTGATAATATCGTTCGCAGTCGCGTTGAGAGAGAGCGTCAAAATGCGTTAAAGAACGACCCTGCCAGAAGCTTTATGGAGCAAGAAGCACGCAAGTTAGGAGTAAGTGTTGAGGCGCTAGTTGAGGCTACACGCCAACAACAAGCGGAGCAGGAAGCATTAATGCTCGCCGAACAGCACAATATTAGTCCTGAGATTGCCGCTTATATCCAAAGAACTCAGCAGATGGAAGCACAAAGGGCAAGTGAAGCACAGAACCAAGCAATGTTACAAGACTTTGTTCGGCAATATCCGACTGTGCATTCGAGTCAGATTAGTGCAGAAACTTGGGAGCAAGTGCATGCTGGGAAACCGCTCGCTGATGCATACGCACACCAAAGACTACAAGAATTAAATGCGGAGAATGAAAAGCTTAGGAAAGGGATGGTGGCTCAGCAAGCCAACTCCAAGAATAAGTTAAACAGCCCAAGCGCGGTAGGTGGAGCAGTAGGTAAAGGAGATTTCATTCCTTACGATGTTTACAAAACAATGAGTATCCAAGAAATATATGACAACTACGACAAAGTGGAAGCTAGTAGAAAACAATGGGAATAAGGCGTTAGACACCTCAATCTAAAACTACGAGGTGAGCAACAATGTCAGTTAAAAACTTTACCCCGGAGCATATCGCGGCTACGGTACTGAGAGATTTACACGCGAATCTAGTTGCAAAGCAAATCTGTTACAACGCCTATGAAGGTGAAATCAAAAAGGCTGGGGACGCAGTTAGATTCCCAGGACTATCTAAGCCAACAGTTGCCGCTTATGCTGGCTCTGTAACTTACGAAGATGTTAGTGACGCAGGAATCACTATGTACATCGACCAAGACAACTACTATGCGTTTAAAATCCCATCATTGGATGAAAAGCGTGCGAACGTAAACATCCAGATGGATCAGGCTAGAGAAGCAATGTATCAGCTTCAAGCTACTGCCGACTCTTACTTGATGGGTTTCTACTCTCAATTAAGTGCCGCAGTAACAGATACAACTTTGGATTCGACAACTGTTTTGTCTTCAATTGCCGAACTCGAAGAAGCACTCGCGAATGAAAACGTGCCACGTAAGAACATGTGGATGGTAGTACCTCCTTGGATTCAGACTAAGTTAACTCTTGCTGGAATCAAGTTCCAAATTAAAAACGGCTCTAATGCAAAAGACGGTATCACATTTACTGATGACCTCGGCTTTGACGTGTATGTATCTACACAAGTTGTGAATACAGGTACCGCCGGAACACCGATATCTCAAGTAATGGCTGGCTCATATCGCGCTATTGGTTATGCTGACCAGATGGTTGAGACAAATGTTATCAACCCTCATCCTGACTTTTTCGGTGCTGGTGTCCGTGGTCGCCACGTATTCGGCGCAAAGATTATCAGACCAAAAGAAATCAAGCTCGGAGTATTCACTAAGGCGGCAGAAACAGCAATCTAATTTAACTAAATGAAAGGGAGGTTAATCCCCATGGCAGATATTACAGTAACTAACACTCAGGGCTTGCTCAATGACGGTAAGCTAATTACCGCTAACGTAGCAACTACTGACACAGCAAACACTGCTCAGGCGTTTGTTATTACGCCAACTGAGCGCGATGCAAAGATGGCTATTATGTTAACAAATGGACCAACTCACGGTACTGTATCTTGCGTGATTTCGGCAGGCACAGGATATTGGGCGGCTAAGGCAGCTAAAACTATCACCGTGGCACAGGCTACTAGCAAAATTATCTATCTGGAATCGGCAGCATTTAAGCTCGCAGATGGAACGATTGTAATCACGGCTACGCCGGCTTCGGGCAAAAAGCTCGCAAGCGAACATGTGTTCACTGTATCTGTCGTTAATGAACCAATCGCCAACTAGTTAACAGTTTTAAAAAGAATATGGAGGAGGCATTTTGCCTCCTTTATTTTTGAAGGGAGGGTTAATTATGTTAGCAAGCGCAATTGTAACGCTCGCATACGACCTTATGCAAAGGCGTGGCACTGCTTCGGGAACTGTTGATACAAACAGACGAATCAAAACTGATGCAGAAGCACCAAGCCTATTAACAATGTGGCAAAACGAGATTTCAAGATTCGGCAGATACTACAAAACGTATGAGCATATTCACAGACCTCACACAGATTTAATTGTATACGGCTATGACGACAAGGTTATGAGCACCGGAACTCTAGTACTTGAGGGAAGCGGCTCAGTTAAAAGCTACACTTTCGAAATTGACGCTCCGTGTACGGTATTAATCCAGGACTATACAAGCACCTGGAACACGCTTGCAACAGTCACAAAAGCAGACGGAGATGTGACTAGGTATTCGGCGGCGGTAACTCCGACATCAGGAGCCACAAAGTCACGGATAAGCATATCCGGCACTTATTTAACTGTGCTCAAAAACTATGCACTTTACTCTAGCAAATATTATGTAATACCTGAATATAGAAAAGAGGTTCGCGTTGCACTGCCTACAGATTGCAGATGGCAAGATATCGTCATTGACGAATGCGATTTTAAATATCAAGGGATTAGTTTAGATATCGAAGGTAATAGCTTCGTTGTTGACAACGATATCAAATCGACGACGAAAATTGTTTATAAGCCAACCCCAGCGGCAATAACAGCACTAACGGACACCATCCTAGTAGATGATGCGGCTGCATTGTCAGGAGCTTATTTCCTCGCCGCTAATTTCATGTTGCTAATTGACCCTAACACGGCATCATTTTTTCAGCAAAAGTTTGAGGAAGCAAGAGATTCTTTAAAACAGCCGGGAAGGAATGTTGATATTGAGGATGCTTATGGTGGTTACTACGAGTCCACAGGTACGCTTTCAGGTTTTAGCAATAGCGGTCGCTAGTATGCTTTTGTCGTTAGTGGTGATATACGGAACGGTTGAGATTAAGCGCATGCATAAAGAGCAGGAAAAGCGTCGAATGGAGGAGGTCGCGCAGTGGCGGAAATTAAACCTCGTAAGGAAATCAAACCAACGGTAATTGATACATTCAAAGGGGTTAACTACTCAGGCACAGCGGCAACGCTCAAGACGGGCGAAGCGGTTGAAATGACTAATATGCGTGTCACTGACCACGGCGGTATTGAAAAACGCGATGGATATCAAGTATTTGCAGACCTTGGTACTGGAACAATCAATGCAATGTGGTATGGGGAAATAGCCGGAGCAATGCAATTTATCGTGTGTAAGACATCAACATTATATAAAGTCAATTTAACTGATGCTACTTATACATCTATATCTTCGGTCACTGGCTCAGCGTCAGTTAAGTTTATGCAGTTTGGAGATAAGTTATATGTATGGGCTGGAACGTATCTGTACGAGTATGACGGCACAACACTATCACAGGTTACCCCATACAGACCAACTTTGTATATAAACGGAACAGGAGCGGCAGGAACAGGAACCGCTTATGAAGAACGCAATAGAATGAGTCCTAATATCGCCAGAGAAACATTTAACGGTAACGGCTCAACTAGAATTTTTTATACAAGCTGTGCGGCGATCACATCGGTAACTGTTCGAGTAAATGGAGCAACCGTTGCAGTAGATAGTGGTGGGGTTAATGGGTATCAGCTCTCCGGTAATGCAATTGTATTTGGTACTTCGGCGGCTCCAACTTCAGGAATTGGAAATATCGAAGTTGACTATACGGCAACAGGCGCAGGGATTGTTGCTATGTCCGGGGATGCATTTACGACATATCGCTTCATGACTCCATTTAACGGCAAGACGAATAACAGAATGTTTATGTGGGGAAACTCTACTTATCGGATCTGGTCAGGGATTGCTAACGGCGTGCCATCTATGACCTACTTCCCGGAGTACAACATTGACCAATTGGGTAATGGCGAGCAGATTACAGGGATGGTTGTCCAGTACAACACGCTTAAAATGTTCACAACAACTCAAGCGTTTTATTCACAAGCTGAGACTATTACTGTGAGCGGATTGGACATCGACGTATTCCCAGTGTTTCCGCTTAACGCCGGTGTAGGTAATGTTGCCCCAGGTCGCGCAATTATCGTGGACAACTGCCCGGTTACTCTTGATAACGGAATCTATTTCTGGGAGCCTACAGCCGTAGAGAGCCAAACAAACGCGACGAGAATATCCAAGAGGATAGATTCTGACTTAGCAAAAATCAATTTAAGCACATGCAGAATGATTGATTTAAAAGCAAAGACAGAGCTTTGGGTTGTTTATACAGACGCAAGCTACAACACTATTGTTTATGTATACAACTACAGCAAAAAGCTATTCTACAAATACTTAATTGAAATGGGTAGCACGATATATGACTTAATTGTTATAGATGACGTGTTGTATTTCGGCAGGAACAGCGCACAGATATGCAGGTTTAGCCCTACTGTATACGCAGATGACGGCGCGGCTATCACCTGTACCTGGAAGTCTTCACATATTGATATGGGTGCCATGTTTTACGAAAAAATTATGAAGTCAGCGTTCATTGTTTTAGCACCAACCACAGCGGCAACACAATTTAAAATCCAGTTTATAACATCGGACGAGGGCGCAATGGTTGAAGACACGGTAGATATCGCGGTTGCAGATTTCGGAACGGATCTGGTTCCTTATATCCACTACATAATGGGTCAGGATTTTAGATTTAGTTTTATTCAAGTAAAGATATCACTGACATCGGCGACGAAGGATTTATCGATTATATCGCTAATATTACCTGCTCAGGTTCAAGAGAAAATTAGAACGCTTTAAGGAGGTTCGCAATGATTAATAACGGTGTAATTAAGATATTAAAAGACATGCGGCAAGGAGACAGACTTGAGTCTTTCAAGTGCCAGGTGACATTAACCCGTCCGGCAGATGTAAACGCTTACGCGGCGGCAGACGCAATCACAAACAGCACGTCAGCACCAACCACGTTAAGCGTAACAGTGGATGCAACAGAGGCGTGCAATGTAATGATAACAGGCGCACGATTGATTTCTAGCAGTGCAACAGGTCTAAGAGCGTACCTGTACATATTGCCAGCAACATTTACAGCAACTAATGACAATGCGGCTTTTGGGCTGTCTGATGCCGAAGCAAAAACTGCTGAGGTTTTGGAGCTATCAACAAATTTCAAAACTGCAAACAACTCAATCTCTGTTTCAGCCCCGACAAACTTGCTAGTACACTCAACCGATGGGAAGTTATATCTTGCTTTGCAAGCGTACGAAGCATACACACCTGTCTCGGAAGAGCAAATAACCATCGAGGTGTCAGGAGCGATACTGACAACCTAAAGGAGGCTTATCATGTCAGCTACAAATAACGGATTAATTAAAGCGACAATTGGAATGTATAAAGCAAACCCCCATATAAGAGTCCACCACGGAAAACACTTTACTATTAGCCACAGCAACAAAACGCTTGCCGCTGGCGAAGTGTTAACGGTGCAACTAACAACAGGCGAAAAAGAATGTCATGCCGTAGTTGACTACGGATTGAACTCCATCGGCTCTATCGAACTGTTGGAAGCACCAACAACATCGTCCGGTACTGCATTAACTGCAATCAACAACAACAGAGTATCTTCAAACGTAACAACAGCAACTATTGTGCATACGCCAACCGTAACGGCTGACGGAACGCTGCTCGAATTGAAACTGATTGAGGGCACAGGTGGAGGTCAAGCTATCGGCAGTTCTGGCGGCTCTAGGATTGAATTTATCTTAAAGCCTAGCACAAAGTACTTAGTTAGGATGACTAACGATAACAATGCGGCTTCAAGAGCCTGGGTAAACGTAAGCTGGTATGAAGAAGACTAAACCGAAAGGAGGTAAGGCAACATGGCATTTGACCCATTTTCATATAACCCTGTAGCAACAGACGCAAAAACTGTAATGAATCAAACTGGAAGCACCCCTGCGCCAGTGGCAACAACTCAAACTCAGGCGCAGTTTATGGCTAGTGTACCAAAGTCTACGCCAACAGTAAGTACACCAACACAAACAGCGGCACCGGCAGTGGTAAGTAAGCCAGCAGCTCAAACATCGTCATGGTCATCTTCTGGATCTGGTTCTAGTCAGTCATCATACACTCCACAAGTCCAGCAGTCACAAGCACCAACACCACAGCCTTATCAGGACGCAACCCTTAAAGCCGCTATTGCCGCTTTGAATGTACAGCAACCTAACTATGTAGATGCAACAAAACCTGCGCCATACGTCAGCCAGTTAGACCTTAAAGCAGAGCTAGACAAGTTAACTCAATCTCGAATCGCCGAACTTACTAGGGCATTAGAGGCAAAACGAGCAGAGTCCACCACTAATATAAATGCTATCGCCGCTAAAGTGCCAGACCAGTATAACGCCTCAAGGCTGATGACTCAGAATCAAGCCGCCGTTGCCGCCTTGAATCTGGATAGATTCCTTGCCGCAAGGGGAATCAGTGGCATGGGAATGTCAGGTGCACAGACTCAGGCTAAAGTGTCTCAACAGAACGCAGTGACAGGCGCAATGAGTGACATCACAAAGAATGAGAACAACGCACTCAATGACCTGACGGCTCAGAAACTAGCTTTAGAAAAAAGCTATATGAATGACCTTAGTGCAGGGCTTGCAGGGATAAGCGAACAGGCGTTAGTGGCTGAGATTGACGCACTAAAGCAACAGGAAACACAAAGATACGCACAGTATCAAGACCAGATGAACAACTATTACAAAGACCAAGGACTCAACTTCCAAGCTAAGAGTCAAGCACAGCAACAGTTACAGCTTCAAGCACAGCTTGATGAGATGTTGTACGGAAGAACAGCAGATGCCAACCAGTTAGCACAACAGGCGTATCAGGCACAGCAACAAAACAACTATCAAAATGCGGCACTAGCGCAGAGTGGTAGCCAGTTTAACCAGACTTTAGCGGCTCAGAAAGACCAGAACAAAATAGAGAACGACAGGGCTAAGCAGTTAGACGAGTATAACAGATTGCTTCAGCTCGGATATGTGAATCCTTATGCAGGAATGCAGTATGACACGAAAGCAACATCACCATATTCGGCTGACTACGCAAAGAAAATTGCAGAGCTGAGGCAGACAGACCCATCTAGCCCACTAATTCCGCAATTAGAAGCGGCAAGGGCAGCGAAGATATTTGCCTCACCTGATTTACTTACTCAGTATGGCGGTATCTACAAGACAGATGCATCCAAAGCAAACGCCGCCGCAGTAGAAGGTCAGGCAATTAGCAATAAGATTTCGGCATTAAACCTTGCTATCCTGCCACAGCAACAGCGAGACCAGCTAAGACTAGCGCAGATACAAATTGCTAATGGAGACTTGGAAAATGCTAAGTTAACTATCGCCAATACGTATCTGCCGAAGCAGATAGAGATGGAATTGCTTCAAGGACAAACTAACGTGGACGTGCAAAGAGGACAGTTAGCTTTAGGATGGGCAAATTTTAATCAATCGGCTCAGGAAGCTGCAAACTCAAGAGCACTAGGATGGGCAAAGCTTGCTCAGGACGGGAAATCTCAAGACGAGATAACTTTAGATAAGCTCAAGTTAGAAGCGGCAAAGCAAGACTTACAAGCCAAAGTTAACTATGCCCCACTCACACAAGAAAACATTATGGATTCGGTGCTTGAGCAGTTCGGAACGCCAGACGCTAAAGGGAATATATCCATTGACCCTCAAGGCGAAATGTTAGCTCAGATTTATATGAGCGACCTTGCTTCGTCAGGTGTAGCAGACCCTAAGATACTGCAAGCAGTGAACGCAAGGCTCGGAAACTTTGCAGTTCCAAGACCTGCGACAGCTCTTCCCAAAGATACATTCTCGCCATTTGGAAGTTTTTAATTAGGAGGTGACAGCATGGCTCCAAGATACTATAAGGCAGGTAATACTAGCGCTAGCAGTCTGGACTACTCAGGGATTGAAGACCCTTTAGTCATCCAGCAGATGCAGGACGAGGAGAAGAAGAAAAAGGAACTTGAGCTTGCCGCGCTTGCTCTCCGTAGATATCGCGACGAGATAACAGGCAAAACTAATATGGGTATGTCTGCAAGCATGCAAAAGCTCGGAAAAGCCGCCTATGACGCTAGGAGTGCGAGCAATGCATTCCCCGAACAAGCCGCTCAAGTGTCTAAGATTATGAGGACATCTACGGCTAAGGCTAAAGCAGTGCCTATAATCGAAGACCAGCCAGCGAAGCCAGTAAAAGAGTCGATGATAAAGGAGCAAAGCAAAGCCTTATTGTCTTACCTTAGCAAGTTAGGCAACAGTACAGAGATTAAGGCGGCAAAAGACCCAAAGACTGCGTTGATAAAATCATTGGGAATGCTAGGTAGTCCGATAGTTGCGGCAATTGTAGACCCATCATCAAGGGCAACGCTTGGTTCTGGGATAAACAGCGCAACTCTAGGCGCATCAGACTATTTAATGCGAAAGTTTGCACCATCAACATCGGCAAAGATGCAAGCTGAGCGAGCTAAATACCCTATCGCATCGACGGTTGGAGATATAGCAGGATATCTAGCACCGGGTTCTGCGCTAACTAAGGCAACAATGCCGCTAGTTAAAGGAATCGCTAGTGTACCGCTTAGGTATGCAGTGCAAGAAGGTGCAATCGGCGCAGGAATGATGGGAACACGGGGAATATATGACAACCTTGAAACTGGAAAAACCAATAAGGAAGTCTTAAAAGCAGGTGCAGAAAATGCCTTATGGGGTGGCGGCACAGGGTTCGTCGGCGGTGGTCTATTAGGTGTTGCATCAAACGTGATTAAGAAAGGTATTAACGCCAGAAGAGCGGCGGCAATGTCTGAGCCACAGATACTTGATGCTTCGCAATCTCAAAGAATGCTTGACAGACCTGTAGGAATCAACTCTGTCATTGGAGATGGACGAACATTAGCGCAGAGACAAGCGCAAGATTTAGGAGCGTTTGAAGCCCCGGCAACGCCTCCACAAGGTTTATTGACTGGACGACCAGACAGACTCCAACTATCAGGAAAAGAGCCTCGCCTCCAACTATCAGGCACACCAGAAAGGTTACAGCTTACAGCACCATATCAAGGCGTTGGAGAGAATGCGTTTGCTATGCCACAGGTTAAAGGTTCTCGGCTAATTAATAACTCGGCTGAGTCAATGGTTCCTAGCAGATATATGGATGCAGTAAGAGCAGAAGATACAGCGCTCAATAATCCTGCTATAGTGCAAGAACTTTGGAAATATCTCAACAAAAATGCAAGCGGAGCCGCGCAAACAGGCGACCAGCGCATGTTAACTCGCCTATGGGAAGCCCTAAGTCCTGATGAGCGAGCACTAGTTGAGAGAAGGGTAGCGTCAAGGCAACAGCCAAATTTTAGTCAAGGAGCGCAGGGAGCCAGTGAAGCTAGTGTCATGCCTGATGCTCCAATCAATCCGGCTACCAGTCAAGTAAGGCAGGAAACTTCGTACTTGCCGATTGACCCAACTAACCCCAACCCTTCGGCTAGACCGATGAGTTCACCACTGATGGATAAGCCACAGACCGCGCCATACACGCCGCCAGTGACCGAAACACTAGGCACACCTATAGAGACACCGCCAGTATTACCGCTTGACCTGAACCAGCTAGGCGGTGGCAAGATTCACAAAGACCTAATCACCGCTGAGTCCATTGCGCAAAAGGCGGCTCACGCTAAGGATATGTCGTATGCTGAGTCTATAGCCAGTAAAGCGGCTACTATCAAAAGCGGTGGCGTGGTAAAGGCACCACCGACCGAAATTGTGAGAGAGTCTAATCTAGGCTTACAGGATTTTAACATGCCTACCAGGACAGTGGGCGCAGGTGATTCCATCGGCACAGTGGACGGGATGCAACCGTTTAATACCTCACCTAGCAACAAAATTAAGATAGACCCTACAGGTGGAGCACAACGGATAAATGCTAAACAAGCGTTTGATATGCGAGAGAATATTTACACAAGAGGTGCTGAGGCATTTGAGTCAGGCGGCAAAATTCGGTTATGGGTAAACAATACTCTTTTAAATGCCGATGCTACTAGCCCAGAGGTTAAGGCATACCTACGCGATAACCTGCCACAGTATGAGCCTATCACTAATGCTGAAGCTTGGAATAAAGCGTGGACGTATGTAGACAGTGATTTTAATAGCGCACTAGCTCAATACAAAAATAGCGCAACACTTGACAACGCCGATGATGCAATGCTCGGACAAGCCCTACAGCTTAAACTAATGATGCAAGGCGATGTTAAAGGAGCAGGAGAGTTAGGCTTAGACTTTGCAGCAAGGGCAACGCAGCTTGGACAAACAATGCAAGCATTAAGTCAATGGCGTAAGCTCAGTCCTGCTGGATGGCTCCAAGGCGCAAAAAGGATGATTGACGATGCGAATAAAGAAGTATCTAAAGTCATCAAAAAGCCATTTGACCCGAATAAAATAGCGGCAAAAGGCGAAGCGGATAACTTTAATCCATATTCGGCTAAGACCGAAGGGAAGATTAATAACACAGTTAACAAAACTAAAACTACTGTTGAGATGACCAAAGAAGACGAAGACGAAATCATGCGACTAGCGAGAGATTATTTCACCCGGCTAACGCCAGAACAGCGTATGACCCGTGAAGGTCAAGTCATCATGGGCGAGTACTCAAAGATAGTTAAAAAGTATATTGACCCTGATTGGGCTGATAAGTTAAAAAGCATGCAACGAGTTAACTTGCTACTCAACACGATGAGTAATGCTAAGAACATCGGCAGTAATATATCAATGGTGCCGATTAGTGTTATGTCTCAATCAGCTTCAGCATTCCTGGACAAGATACTCACAGGCATTGCTAAGGCATTCCCAGCGTTTGCAGAGCATACAGGGATTAGCAACGTTAGAACAACCTTCCAACCAAGCCCATCGGCTAAGTCATTGACTAAGGGTATTGGTTACGTATGGGAGGATATGAAAAGGGGAATTGATACAAGTGGTGGAGGCGGTGCCTTTGACCTTAGCACCTCAAGACCTAACGCATGGCAGGACTATAGAGCGTCTGCCAACCCAGTTAAAAAAGCTATAGGCGAGATATACGGACGTGGAGACACCGCCACAACTACAGCCCTAAAGATGGGAGACAAGCCTTTTTATCAACTGCATTTTGATGACATCATGATGGGCTACAAGAAGTACGCTCTAAAGGTAGCTAAGGAGCAAAACATACCTAATATCAATTCGGTTGATGATATTCAGGTGCCAATGGATTATATCCAGCACGCACACGAAGAAGCCTTACAGCGTACGTATCAAGACTTTAACGAACTGTCGCAGACGTTTAGTAAGATTCAGGACGTAATGAATGTAGTCGGTTGGACGTTTAAATCCGGACAGCGTTTCGGCTTAGGAAACATTGTACTGCCATTTAAAAATACTATTGCCAACGTCATGAAGCGAACTCTCGACCACAGCATAGGCGGTACATGGGAAATCGGTAAACAGCTTATAAACGCCGCAAAGGGTAACGGTAAGTTTGACCAGTACCAATTTGTTAAATCAGCAGGACAGGTATTTACAGGTTACGGATTATTAACTCTTGGGTGGGCACTTGCAAGCATGAAGTTAGCCGAAGGGAATATACCTGCTGATAAGGACGCAAGGCTATTTAAAGAACAGAGGATTAAGACACTGCCATACAGTATGAAAATGCCTAACATCGGGTTATGGGATGGTGACAGGTGGATTCAGTTTGACTGGGCGCAACCTTCTGGCGCAATCATTGCAATGGGTGTCGATATGTATGATGCAATCCAAAAACAAGCACCGGAGAAAAGCGCAGTGTTGACGGCTTTAGGCTCAGGAGCGCAGTCTATTATGAACAACTCATTGCTCCAGGGCGTAGCGAAGCTCTTTGGAGGAAATGAGATTGGCGGCAATAGTACATTACCTGACAACATCGGCAAAGTGGGAATCAGCTCAATGTCACAGTTCGCGCCGTTTGGCTCGGCAGTCGGTCAGCTCAACCGCTCATATGACTTAGTTACTGGCGCACCAACTAGAGGCACAGACGACCCAAGCGCAACAACTAAGTATGGTATTAACCCTGCAATGCTCAAGGTTCCGTTTGGTCAACTCGGACTGCCTCCAAAGGTTGATACATGGGGAGAGTCAATACCAGCAACAAACGCAATAAGCAACTGGTTACTGCCTGGCAAAATGCAGGACGTTAACCCGACAAGAGTCGATGCAGAACTAAACCGTATGTATGATGAGTCAGGTCTTACAAGCCAGTTTCCGCAATACATACCATTCGATATCAAGCAAACTAAAAAAGGTATCACTCGCGAATACAGCATGAACGCTCAAGAGCGTGTCTACTATCAGCAGAAGTTTGGACAGATGGCTAAAGCATCGGTCGCGGAGTACATGGCATCACCAGAGTTTAGGGCAAAGACAGCAAAGCAGGATGACGCAGGAAAAGCAAAGGACATTGCCAGTATCTACACTGAAATAAACAATATGATTAAAGAGGATTACCTACTAAAGAAAGGGAGAGTGACGAAGAAATGACCCCCGAAGCGCTGCAAGGAGACATGAGCTTTGTTTACTATGTAGTTGGAGGTTTGATTGCGGCAATTTCAGCTTTGTACTTACAGCAGGTCAAATACTTCAATGACCAAATGAGCCAGACCAAAGACATGCACAAGGAAGAACTGACCATGCAGGAGAAGCACCACGCAGAACAGCTTGACAGAGCCGATAGGAGAGAAGAGTTTCTTAGGGTTCAGCTACTCTCGCAGATTGAATCTAGCAAGCGATACATGGACATGATGGTTGAGTCTATGAAGCGGTTCGCGGATAACACTGAAGTAATCGCTCGAAAAGTAGAAGGATGTCCTGGACGAAAAGAAATTAGTGCATAACTGCTAACATTAATGTATAATATTCTGGTAATAATCCCTCTAAGGATTAAGAAACGCCGTGATAGGAGTGGTTCCCTTCCCACGGCGTTTCTTGCTGTGCTTTTATTATTTAGCTCTGAGCTTATCAAGCTCTCTCTGAAGCTCTGCCATACGTTTGTCTGCGCTGTCATCCATCCGGTTAAGTATCACAGCAAGTGCCCACAACGGAACACTGCCATCAGCTTGGTTAATCCAGTCTGGAGAGGTGATTCTACCACGGTCGAGTAGCCCTTTAACTGCTTGCTCTTTCCACGTTAGTATATGAGATGCATTCTGATTCATTAACGCACCAACATCAGCCTTGAGAGTCTTCCACGCTTCGGGATTTCGCATCCAATAAGTATGACAGTCTCTAGGTTTTAGATACGTACCGACATCATCAAGCACGACCTCGCCGTGTAGGAACATACTCTCAGGTGTCAGTCCATCACTAGTTAACTTTTCGGCGCATAGAGATACCAGTAGCTGATACGTAGAGTCCGAAGGAATACCGCTGTCATCCTTGCAACATACTTCGATACCTAGCAAGCTTTGGTTTGGAGTATCACAACCATCACAAAGCCTCTTACCTGCTTCGGTGTAGTGAGTCGCTCCTACATGGAAAGCTTCTTCGTCGTCTGGCATAGTCTGTGTAATACGCTCAAAGCCTACTATCCACTGAGCCGAAGCATAAGTCTCTTTACTATCGGCTAAACTGTCGAAATAGTCTCTATTTGCTTTATCGTCGGTGCCAGGGTTGGCAGTCCAGTGCAGACCTAAGCCGCGCCGAAACTTACGCCTACGACCGCAACGGCTATATGGGTTTACTCGGATGTAATCGACGTAGGTCTTGTCGGTGTGAAAATACATGTTACTCCTCCTGTGTCTCGTAGATTATTACTTTCGGTATTCCGTGACCTGTATATCCTGTTGTGCCGTGTTTATATTCAACAAACTCTGCGCCGCAGAACGGGCAGTATTCAAAAAAAACTAACTCATCTTTTTGCGGAAACCCACTGGGTAGGTTGTTAAACACATACCCTTTCGGCGTCCACCGAATTAACTTTGTTAACACTGCTTGCATAAACTTTTCGCAGTTCAAATACATCCCCTCCGTTTAAAAAGCCTGTTGCCTAAGTGAAGCCCCAGAATGGCACCGATAAACGGAATGGCTAGGTACACAAGTATCATTCTTTCATCGCCTCACAATGCTGGCACAATTCACAGAGCAATGAATTTTTAGTAACTGGAAGTCTAAGCATTCCGCATTTTATGCAAGAATAAGCGGCGACCAGCCTGCCCATAAATTCACTTGCGAGAACTCTTACAACAGGCTTATGGAGTAGCGTATCTCCGATAGGCAAGTCTAATCTAAAGTAGCAGTACCACGGCTTGTAGTCCTCGCGATAAAAGACAACCGATAAGTCATTAATAGACTTTTCATCATCGGCTTTATCCAGCCATTTAACTATCTCAGCTTCGCCTACAAACTCTTTCCTTCGCTTACACTCGACGTAAATATTGGGGATGTTAGTACGAATATCAGCATCCCCACTATTACCGCAGAACTGTTGTGACCGCTCGGCATTAAAGCCGAAGGATTTGATAAACAAGACTAGCTCGCGTTCGCCACCATTGCCGCGTGACCTTGCGTAGCTACCAGAAGTTCGCTTAACATTCTTGTTTCTGCCTTTAGGTGCCTTAACTAACCCTGTAGGTTCGCTCATTCTACACCGCCCAATCGATTATTTTTAAACCATATGCTTTTGCAATGGACATTTCTAGTATGCATCCTCTTGCAAATTCCCAGCCTCTACAGAAATAAACCGCATCACAACTTGCCATAGCCTCAACGCTTTTTGCAAGAAAACACAATGGAATATTAACAACCCCTCGTGACTCCATTGACTCCTTTGAATACCATTCATCAGTGTAAAGAGTGTTAACCACTTCATAACCTTGATTCTCTAAATACTTAATAGCAAGCTCTCTTGCTTCAGTAATTTCATCATGTGACATTCCATTCATAGGCTGTGATATCATAGCTTTGAGTTTTTTCACTTCGCACCACCCATGTATTTTTCGTTCAACTCTTTTTCTTTCTCAATATACATACTCTCGTGCATTATGAGTATGCAGTTTTCGCATACGCATTCATGAAAATACCGAATTAAATCTTCAACTGAGCCACAAAAAGCGCAGCCATGTTCGGTGTCAGGCTTCATGATGACAAACCTATCTGGTTTAACTATCAATCTGAACTGCTTACCTATCATTTCTTTCGTCAGTTCCTTGGGTAGATACACAGTTGAATTTTTATTGATTTTACTTCCGATTTCTCTTGCCATGTTTTCCCTCCTTGAGACTCTCACACAACTTTTGCATCAAAATCTTCATCACTAAGTAAAAATTCTTCCACTTCTGTATCTCCTTGAAACGCATAGCCGCACCCCTCCGCAAATTCGTCATACATAGGCGCGTCAGCATTTATTAATGCCTTGCGTAGCCTACACCTAGTAAATTCTTTTATCGTGCAATTCTGGCACAGTGAGCCGCTTATACCTACGTATAATTCCTCTAGTACTGTGCGGTCAAACGTCTTACGCTTATCAAGCTCTCGTAGTTGACGACGAACTTCTGCAATCCCGGCATGCGGCAACGTAACTAAAGAACATTCTTTCATCGTCCGAATGGCTCTGCCAATCTGGTTGTTATCCATTCGGTTAAGTAAATCGTAATAACTAAGTGCTAGATGGTAGCTTGCCGCGACTAGATGTCTTTGTTCGCGCTGGTTGTATAGCGAGGTCTTATCAAAGTTAGCAACTATCTTTTCATCTACGTATGACGCGAGGCAAATCAAAGTTGTAAAGCTCTTCAGCTCACTTGCTGAGAAGTATTTCTTGAGCTGCCTAGGCTCTTGGGTTATTCCATCCATTGTTCTAACTCTCCTCCGTTAACTTTTGGTTTATCCATTCATAAACTACTTGCTGGGCATACTGTCGGCGTGCTAGGTTCTCTATCCACCAACCGCATAAGTTAACTTCGTCCCCCGTTGTGTCATGCGTGTGCACCCATAAGATTGACCCTTCGCGTTCTAGCGCACTAGCTTCTTCGATGTCAGCGTCTGTCCTGCATTTAAACGGGAATAAGTGCAGACACATGTCGTCATTAAATTCCTTATTTTCGAAGCACGCCATCCAATAAGGAAGCAAAACTTGCTCAATAAAATCCACTTCATATTTTTTCATATCTGCCGCCGAAAGTAAACGGTAGTTTTTAACTCGCTCTCTAAGCTGGTCTGTTGTCACATCTCTACACCCTCCAATAGCCGATATCCATTGCATACATGACCTTTAATTTTGGGATGACGCTCAGTTGCTTTTGCCAGTATTCCTTTGTCTTTTAACTGGGTAGACACAGAGTACCTGGACAGGTTTAAATCATGCGCAAACTCGTCTAAACATCCGGACAATAAAAACACTTTATCGCCGTCTGTCCAGCCTAAAATATTACTGCTTAGCACTATGTCGTGCTTGCGTGGAATTCTGTTTGTGTGTTTTGCTATCCAGCCGATGAACAGTTCTGAAATCTGTGTAACGATTGGCACCTTCGCCGACTCGTAAGCATAGATGCTTTTTAAAAACTCACTTGGTTTTATCGGTCTACCTGGTAGCCAGATAGACAGTATCTCATCAGCAAGAAAGATTGCCGATAGGATGGGCGAGTGAGAAATCATAGCTCCTCTGTGCGAGTTTAGCAGTGGGCGCATAATTTCTTCTACCTCTCTAAACCGTGCAATGATGCCTGTCCTATTGCCCTTTATATAGCCCAGGTATGACGCACCTATATGCCCATAGTTCTCGCCAATACATAAGTGTGTGTTTCGTGCTTGCTTGTCATCGTCAAACGGTCTGCCGTAGCACTCAATAACTCTGCTACGAACGCCCTGAAGCTTACTCCTTTCGTTCAAAGGATTTTCACCGGAGGTAACAATAGACAGGTTCCAGTTATCAGTCGGCACAGATTGCAGTTTTATATTACTTCTGGTTCGGCTAACTTCGCCGACTACTTTGTAAATCTCGTTAACAAATTTCTCTTTCTCTACCTCGTTTAACATTTGATACTCGTCAAGCACAAGCCCGATATGATTATTAGTTGCCGCCGCTCGCTCAAAGCCTACTACTGTGGAGTTAAACGTTTTAATAATCTCAGCGGGGTTCCCGTATAGCGAGCATGCAAGCTTCTGAGCGCAAGACTTGCCTGCGCCGGATGCTTGGTTGAATATGTGAAAGAAGAATGTCCTCACGCCAACAATAGGCATGATAGCAGAACACGCATACGCCGCCATGACTGCCCGAACATAAATATTTTCTCTCGCCTTGACAGCGCAATCAATCCACTTAGTCCGACTACCAGCAGTGTCAAACCCTTTAAATACTGTAGTGTCTATGAAAGAGTTGCTGTTAATCAGTAACGGCGCAAACTCTGTGAACGCCTTGTTCCATCCTCCACGGCGAATCTCAGACTTAAACGGTATGTCGGTGTTGACCCTTATTAACTCGGACATGTACATTGTCATGTGTCTAGCGGTCGAGTCAGATATATCAAGCCCCCTATCTGCAAGCTCGCTAAATTTTCTCGCGGATAGTAAATCTCCGCGCTTTACAATGCTGTACACCCAGCCTTTTGACCTATGCCGATAACATACCCTTGCGTATTCGATGCCGTCAGCTTCGCTGTGGATGCTGTCAATGCAAATAGGAGTAGTGGTTATTAACTTAGCAGTGCCATCTTCGGCGTAGTTAAATATGCCTATGTCACTAAAAGAATATCCTTGAGGTATTACAAACTTGACAGGGCATGAGCCGAAGGAATTGCTTAATGATTTCACTGTCGGCTTATCAATCTTTTTCGCACCGTCCATGACATCTTTCCACTGGCTTACAAAGTTCTCAGACTCAAGATGCATATCGCTAGGGTCTTTAAACCCTAGCGTAGACGTTTCTATCCGGTAAAACTCTACATCGCTTCCCCACTGAGCAGTTAACACGCTCAGGAGGAATTTCTCTCCGGCGTTTTGCTTCTCGTCGCTCGGCTCTACCATTACAAAAACTTTCTTTATATGCGGTATACTGCTTGGGAAGTCAGGCTTAAAGTTATTCGCACCAGGACAACCATACGTAGGTATCTCATACTGCCACAGCGTATGACAATCGCTCTCACCTTCGACCACAACACACCAATCAGATTCGAGGTTAAGCTTTAGCCACAGCCCGTACAAGCTCAGCATGTTGTTGCTACCCCATGCGAACTTAGGATGTCCACCAGTACGATATCTTTCGGCAGTCAGTGTACCGTTGCTATCGAAGTATGGTATCAGTACAGCACTTTGTTTTTTAAATAGAGTGTCGTTAACTTTCAGCTTTATTAAAAAGTCAACACTAAACTTCTTCATCCTCGCATAGCTAAACACTGTTAGCGGCTCGCGGCTAAGCTTCTTTTCTTTTTTAACCACGCCGCCTAGGGCAAGTAAGTATTCGTTTGCAAGTTGTTCGGAAAGCCCGTCTAACTGCTGGATTATCTGCGAGGCGTTGCCAGACTTGCCGCATCCATGACAGTTCCATAACCCAGTCAACGCCGAAAACACAAAAGATGGGTTAACATCTTTGTGTTCCGGGAATGGGCAACGCATAATATGATTACCGTCAGTGGTCGGCTTTGAAGCCCCCCAGCGAGAGAATAAATCTAACCAGCGGATATTTAAAGCGTCATAGATTGCCATTGCCTACCGCTCCTTAGACGGCGTTCGTGTATGCCGCTTTGATATTTTCTCTTGTGAAGTAATAATCATTTTTTAGCTTAGTTGGGTGCTCTTCAGCTCGTGCGAAGTTAATCTTGCAGAAATCAATCCCACCGGTTGAGCGGTCATCTTTTAAAGTGATGCTAGTCATATACTCAAACGTGTTTTTTCGGATAGCTAAGAACGTGTTTAGATAGTTCTGATAGTTGGTCAGTCCTGTAGGCGGTACGTCAAGGATATGAGGCAAGCTATTACCTTCGGGCATGATGTATAAACGGATCTTATTACCGCACTGCTTTATCCCGTTTTCAAACTGGTTCAGGTGGCAGTTAGCACACGAAACACACTCGCCAGTATGCCGACTAACCCCAGTCACACCGTCCTTACTAGCACAGTCAGGAATCTTATCATCATCGGCTTTTCGCTCAGCAAAACTAGTTTCGTAGTAGACGTTCATGCGATGGTGGAAAAGGATAGTAGCCCTTAATTCAGGCAAAGGCATGTCGCCAACAGTAAAGAACTTAGTAGTGCCTTGAGGCATCTTGATGAATGGATATTTAGCGTCCAGCCCTTGCATTAAGTCTTCAGCGTCAAAGACAAAAACTGGGCTTTGGTTTTCATTTACTTTAATTTCTTTTGATTCTGGGAATACGCTTGCAAGTTCTGCTTGCATCTTGTTACTCTCTACCTGAGCACCCTTGCCTAGTTGTTGCAGCTTGCTTTTATCCATTGTTATCCTCTCACTTTCCGTTTTGATATGGATGGTACTTCGTAGACGTTCAGAAGGCTGGTAATACTGTCGTAGGTTTCGTCATCCTTTAGCTCTAGGTACATCTTTCCAAGGCGTTTGTGATGAACTTGTTCGGTAATCAAATCACCTAAATCATTTTCACGGAGTTGCTCGAACAACTCCGCTTGATTTTCTTTTAAACAAGATACATGCGTTGTGACCGATGGTTCAATCTTGAGTCCTTTGTACAGCAAGCTGTCGATGTTATCCATTACCATGACCAGGTTAAGATTCTTTTCGGCGATGGCTAAATCTTCTTTTGCTACTTTGAGGTTTTCTTCGTGTTTTGAGACTCGCATGAGGGCTTCGTAGTAGTCTTCAAGTTCTTCCATACAAACTCACCACCTTCGAACGCTACTGAGTTTTCATCATTCACCTTAGCCGATAAGATATCGATTAACTCACTAATTTCTTTCGCCTCTTGAGTGAATGTGTTAATCTCCTCGTTAATAACCTTGAGGCGTGCTACGTAGCTTGAGAGTAGCTTGATAGTTTCTACTGGACTTCCTAATACCGAAGCTACACATTCTTTCCGTAAAGCTGACTTCTCTTTCTTTTGCTCTGCTGTTTCCATGATGATAACCTCCTAAATTTGTGTGTTATTCTGCCGCTACCCAATCAGCGGTCAACATGAGTGCGTCCAGGTCTGCCGCTGTTCCGCATGAGAACGGTTTCCCTGACATCATTGCTATGATTAAAAGCAGGTTAAATTGCGCTGCGTTTACTAGCTCGCGGTGAACAACACATTGCAAGCCGTCATTGCTTTTCCGTAACGTTTGGGTGTCTATCCCTGCCATTTGAGCCGATGTGACATACATAACTAAATAATCGAACATGTTTAAAAGCCTCCTTAGTTAATTAGAATCCAGTTAACAATGTATATGAAGCCATCGCGTTACCTGATGTAGGTATAATGCACTGCTGTACAAACGAACCGTTCAGGTCAACATAGCCAACAGTGATTGCGCTTGCTAGGCTGGCAAACCCTGAGCGTGCTACACGGCATTCGAACACTGTTGATGACTTACTGTACGTTACCCCTGTTGTGCCCTGGTTAGTCCAAGACCAGCCCGAACCAGTGGATAGATACTTAACACCTGCCTGGTCAATAAAGTAGTCTGCGCCGTGGGTAGTCCATGGGTCACCTGTGTAACCAGTGCTTGCGTTGTTGTCAGAGTTGATAAACAAGTCTAGGTTCGCTGACAGCCCACTACCAGTTATCAAGAAATACAGATAGGTGTCATCGTTGTACACCTTCATAGCGGTTGCAGGTTGTCCTGAAGCTGTGGCAACAGTTGGAATACCTGCCCAGTCGGTAGTGGTTCCGTCTACTGATATGTTTGCCTTTATTCTCGCCGTAGCCGCCGAAGTAGCTGAGCCTGTATAGCTGCCAGTTCCGGTCACAACTACCTTGATAAACTTAATTGACTGCGTGGTTGTCAGCGTGTACGTGCTAGAAGTAGCACCTGATATGTCAGTGTAAGTACCTCCTGATGTTGCGCATTCCCTCCACTGATAGGTAACAGTAGCTCCTGAAGGTGTAAGTGCTCCTGCTGTCAGCACTGAGCCTACTTGAGTCGTTCCGGTAATGTCTCCAATAGCTGTGATAGCTTCGGTAACTGCTGAACCAGTAGCCGCTGAAGTGACTGAGCCAGTGTACGAACCGGAGCCAGTAGCAACTACTTTTAGATACTTGCCAGTGTCTGCGCTTACTAGCGTGTAAGTACTAGACGTAGCCGAACTGATATCTGTGTAAGTACCTCCGCTAGTATCTGCTCGCCTCCACTGATAGGTAACAGTAGCTCCTGAAGGTGTAAGTGCCCCTGCTGTCAGTACGTTTCCTACGGCTAGTGTTCCAGTGATAGCTCCAATAGCTGTGATAGCTTCGGTAACTGCTGAACCAGTAGCCGCTGAAGTAACTGAGCCAGTGTACGAACCGGAGCCAGTAGCAACTACTTTTAGATACTTGCCAGTGTCTGCGCTTACTAGCGTGTAAGTACTAGACGTAGCCGAACT